AAAGATGAACTGGTCAAAAGATACAAACATAGACAAGAACTATGTGCTGTACTTTAAACCTGACGCAGTTCCTGCTAATTTACCAATGTAATAAATTAGGCGACTTCGGTTGCCTTTTTTTACGTTTTCAAGATAACTTTTTTTTATTATATTTGTTAGTTATGAAATCACAAGACAGAAAAGAGAGGCCTGTATACACAGGAGTATTAAAATATTTTCCTGATGCAATTATGGAAATAGCTAAATGCAGTTATCAAGGTAACATGCAGCACAATCCAGATAAACCATTGCATTGGGATAGAACAAAGAGTGGCGATGAATTAGATGCATTATGCAGACATTTATTACAAGCTGGAACTATAGATACAGATGGCATAAGACACTCAACTAAAGTAGCTTGGAGAGCATTAGCCAACCTACAGAAAGAATTAGAAAATAAATAATATGTTAGTATATCAATGTACAGATTGTGAGATTCAAATAGAATTATCCAGAGCTGTAATGAAAATTGTAGACGGTAAAGTCATTACTGAAGGAACAGAATGTCCTGAATGCGGAGAATACATGCGTGAAATAGAAAAAAAATTTACAGGATTTCCTAATCTAATACGTACAGAACCAACACTTAGAAAAAAATAGAGTAGAGTGCTTCGGCACTATTGCCTTTAACCGTATATTAAATGTTTTTGCGCTCTACTCTATAAATACGTTTTATAGTAAAACTTTAAAATTATTATTATGAAACTATTTACTCGGGATTACTTCCTCTTAACTAAGGAACAGAATACACTTTCTCCTAAATATCTAAAGACACTTAGAAAACTAGGAGCAACTACTCAACAAATTGCGTTGACGTCATTTTTACATTCAAATAAATATTGGATTATTAATAGTACAAATAAAACAAATTTTACTATTGAATATATGTGTGGCAATACATACCAGGCTACTGGCTATCTTGACTATATCAAAAGAATTAAAATGGAAAAAGAAGACTTTAAGTCTGCACGCAAGTCATACTTCAAAAGATATTTTGCAGTAGTAAAAAAGCTCAGAGAACGTAGAAAAAGACACAGAGCTAACAAATTAAATGAATTAAAATTAAAACTAGAATCACTATTATGAAAACAAAAACACCTACAATAGTATCACAGAAAGCACAAATGTTTAAAAACAATAAAGGACAAGAGTGTATCAACATACTATTACGAATGAAAGAACTAGAACAAATAGTTACAAAAGATGGATTTGTACCTATTACAGTATTACCTAGAACCCAAAATGATAACAAAGAAAAATATGGTACCCATTGGGCTAAACCATGTATTGATTTTAATATCATGAAGGGTCATAAGATTGTAGATAAACTAGCAGAAGCTGCTGGATTAGAAAAAGATACAATCCCTATGATGGTAATTAATGATGAAATTGAAAGAAAACAAGCTGAAGCAGGGCGCAGCGATTTAGAATTAGAATATAAATATAATAGAAATGTTTAAAAAAGCATATAATATACTTAAAATGACAGCAATCCTAGCGTATGAAGATAAAGACGTTAGGAAAGCTGTACTTATGTCGCCAGTAGACTTTTCACTACTATCACTTAGAGAATCTATTGATATGTTAATGGAAGTTATTGGGT